CAACTATCTTGTGCATTACCTGGGGTACTTCGGTATGCGTACGCATTGCGCGTATCGCACCTGTGTAGGGGGTGTGGTGACATTGCGTCAGTCACACTTTGTCATCGACGCATGACTTGTTCGGGCAATCTGGGGACGACTTACGACATCATGTCGGGTAAGGAGGCTACATCCTCGGCCTGTCTGATCTGGGTCAGGGCCTGAGCAACGGACTGGGCTGGGGTTATAGACTTCAGTTTTGCATCCAGCGCTTCGATGATGTCGCGATAAGTGCACGTTGCGTCGGGGAGGCACTCTACAACCGTGCGGGCGTCTTTAAGGGTAAGGGCTTGGAGTACGGGATAGGATGCGTACAGGTTCGCCACAGCCTGATTTGTCGCGGGGCCAGCCTGCGGGTATGCAACAGGACAAATTGCGGCGTACCCAGGGTTAGGGATGAAATCATACACCACGGATATAACAATTTTTACTGCCGCAACACTAGGAGTGAATCCAGTTAGTAGAACGTACGCATAGTGTGGCACCTGGAATCCGTTTGGGTAGGAAGGGCTAACTGTCTGCCACACATCCGCATCTAAGTCGGACGGGACCGTCGTCATACGGGTGTTTGCTCTCGCGTTGCTAGTTGCGTAGTAGGGTGCTTGGGGGAGCGTGTTTGAGGACACTTGATAGTCGTCATTTGTGACGCCAACCACAGCATTGAGGGACTGCCAATAGCCTATCTGAACGGACCCAGCTGAGTTGTCGGAAATGATGGGTATGACGGTCATCGAAGCACCAACAAGCCGCACCTGACTCATGGCGGTCACCATGGAGTTCAGCGGCCCTGCCACATCTATTGGCGCAGCACCATTTGCACCGGTACTTGTATTAAATGTGGTCGCGTTGTTGATATTGACCATTGATGACGCTGTGGCGGCTAGCATCAGCACGTGTATGCCCGCTGCACCGGAAGAATTCACAGCAACCGTGACCTCAGCGGTGGCCGACGTCAACGCTGTCTTCGAAGGGAAGGGCGTAGACTGACGATGGATTCGAGTCTCAGGGCAAATAACTGTGGAAATGTTGTGGGGCGAGACAGCTAACAGGTCATGTGGTGTCTGAATCTTAATGCCGGGTGCCTGTCTGTTGAATCCAGTCTCGTATCGAAGCGACATAGGCTTCAAAGGGTCTGTGCCAAAATCGGCAGGGTTAAAGCCCTCGTCTCCTCCCAGATAGGGTCTGACACGGCTCTCGTAGAAGTCTTGAATCCGAGGCTCAACATGTTGCTTATAGAGGTCGTGCAAGGCTTGTATGCCGTATTTAACGACGAAGGGCTTTGCAACAGCCCACAGCGCCGCCCAGTTATCCAAGGCAACAAGCTCGCGCAATATGTGCATGGAGGGTAACTTGATGCCCTGTGCACTTAAATCGGTCATCAGGTCGTGAAGCTTCGCATTAAGTTCTTTGGGGTCGCATTTCATCTTGTCGGTGTCCATTTCGTTTAAGGCTGCGAAAGCAGAGGCCTTATCAGCGAGCTTGAGGGAGTATGACCCCCCCTGTGGCTTCATGGCGCCTGATCTAATATTGAATGTCGGCTCAATCGCGGCTCGCAGCTCAGCAATAGCCTCTAGAACATCCTTGTGTCGAGCATCGTCAGCGTTCGCGTAAGCCTTTGCGATCTGCACTTGATCTAGCTTGCCCTTCATGTCCAGTCTCTGCTTAACTCGCTTAGCTCGTGCGACCTTCTGTTTTTCAGTCAACTGCAGTGCATCGCGGACTGCTTGCTGTATCACTTTAACATCCAGCGCTCCAGGGTTATACTTTTTAGGTTGGTTCGCGGGTTCCATCAAATTTGTGTAATTATATGCATGGCCCGCAGGCAGCAGCGACATAAATAACAAAAAGATCAGCAGCAGTCGGACCGGCGCTGCCGCGGCTCTCAGATAGTACGCAGTAGGGGTCGGCGCACTGGCCGTGCGCTCTAGGGCTTCGAAAAGCACTTCTCTTGGGGTCGTGACCAGGTCGGGGATGATCTGATGCTGTGACGGGAGCAGGGAATAAACACCTAGCGTGTGCGCGTATACGGACATGGGCACCGGAGACCCGAGGGACAACAGAGGCCCGGCCTGATTCGCGTGAACTTGGTGTGCTTTATCAGAGTACCTGGCGTCCACGTCTGAGGTTGGGCGGTCCTGCGGTGCGATGCCGGGGTGGAGAAAACGCTCACGATAATCCAGATAAGAGGTCTCAAAGGATCTCGATGCCGTCTGTGTTCGTAGCGACTGCGTGTTAGTCGCATTATAGACTCCTAGATCTTTGTATTTTAACGCTCTGAACTCAAGCTCGTTACATCCAAGTGTGAATCGTAGCGGTTGTCGCGCCATCTGAGTCGCTCCAACTTGCATCGCGCCTATCTTGGACAGGAAGTCAAAGTAGTAGGGATGTATGAGCAAATTCTTGATGCTGCATCCTATAGAAGGGGTCGGAAGGGGCTCGCGAGACAGATAAAACAGCACTGATTCGATATATTCAACAATTCGCTGCCGTTTGACTCTGATAGCAGTGTCGTCGCCCGAAGCGCTGGGTATCAGATCGTTTTCCGTCAGCCCAGCTCGTATCATTATAACGCGCTGCTTCGCAAGCTCACGACCAGTATTGCCTGTAGTCGTGGCGGTATGATTGCCGCTGCCGACAGATCCAGCGCATAGGATTGTGAACATGGGCCGCATGTAACGCGTTCGCGTGCGTATGGGGTAGAAAAAGGTAACGCGATACGTGGTCGCTCTAATATGGGCGTCAATGATCGCGTAGTAAGTCGGGGGTATCGGCATGCGCTCTGCAAACCTCGGTAAGAAATGGGTGAATATCTCGGTATCAACCATGTCCAACAGCCACTTCTTCTGGGTAGCATCGAAGGATTTTGTATCCCAGCAAACGTTTATTCCATCCGGAATCAGGGAATTTACGCGGACAAAGTGCTCCTGCAGCTGGTCAGTGTTCTTGCCGTGTATGAATCCGGGGTACGTAAGGCGCAACAGGCGAAGCATGTTGTAATTGAACCAGCCCACGGGAGCCTTAGCATATAAATTACCCTCTTGAATAATCCTGTTGCAAACATTGGTGTCTCCAAACTTCTTCTCAGACGGTTTCAGCATTAATCGATAGCTAGGCGTGTAATGAGTTCGCTCCCTGAGCGCTAACTTCATGCTCCGTTGATAAATTGATCTCTTCGCTCCGTTGAGCTGGTGCACATATTCGGAAACAGTGGCGAGGGGCATGGTGTCAAAAGTAATGTCCATCTGCGCGATCATACCACGGACAACATGTCGTAGG